GGAATAATACATCTGCCATCAGATCCATAATCACCAAAATCTCTATGATTATAAATCTGACCATTATAGACACACACAATCTCATCATCGTGATCTATAAATGGTTGTGATGCAAAAACTCCAGTGATAGAGAGGATGTTATGGGCAATTGTATACTCATTAACATTAATACTATTTGTTTCATCAGGTCCACGGAATCTCATATAATGATTTGTATAATCAAAATCATTTACTTCTTTATCCGTAAAAAGAAAACTACACATTAACCAACTCTACTATGATGAGAACTTACGACTTGTGGTATATATTTGTTTCCTCGAATAGTGTTTGCTCTTCCAGGAATAATATTTGGTTTAATATTTAACTGCTCACAAACAAAAGGAAAACTAATTTGATCTCTTGACGAGAACATACAGATTTGTTCCCACCACATCAAACCAAGTTGTTTTGTTCGGCCATTGTTCTTTTGAATTCGTACAGGAAGTTCATATAAACCATTATGTTCAGGATACTTCATCTCTCTATAGAAGTCAAGTTGATCTTCTATTAAGTTAGCATGATCAAACCCAATCTGTTTGACTAGATTTCCCTCTTCATATACACAATCCCTTTCGGGATGTTGGAAGACTGCAATTTCAGAACCTTTCAAATAATCTTCAATCAGTTCTTCTGGATCTGCTTCTAAAGTATGTGTAGAATCCATCCAAATATAATAATCATATCCTGGAAGAAATAGATGAGGACATATTTTATAGATCTTTGCGTCTCTCCTATTCTTATATTTTGTGTCTAATGAAAAACTAACGTACTCATGTCTATGCCACATGTCACCAACGGATAGTTGATGTGGTTCTACAAAAGCATGGTAGTCAACTTTATCCAACCATTTCTCTGGAGTAATTAAATTATTCGTTCCGATAGACGAAGTAACTACTGCTATTGTTGTGTTTGACATAATCTTTTCTGATAATACTCTTGACTATCGATATACTCTCTTAATTCATTAGGTTGCATTTTCTGTATCTTTTCCCACTCTGCATTATTTTCTTGCATGTGTGGATTATTAACCCATGAATTTGGAGTCCTGGCATGTTCCAAATGGTAAACCCAATCAGGAACTCTGCCAACTCTGTAACCAAGAGTTGTAAACCTATGATATCTTTCTACATCTTCTGGAGCGTATGCTACAAAGTTTTCATTTTCCAGTCCACCTTCGATATAGATGTCTCTATTGAAGAACTGACAAAACCCATACTTAGACATGTAGACTTTAGTCTTCTTATTTAGAATCTTCATGTTGAAATCATTGGTAAGGAATTCCGTAACAAGTTCATCGTCAGCAAAGACTTGATACTGCCAATTACCATCACCATATGGATAGATTACATCTGCATGATCATTGTTAATGATCTCATATGCATGTTGATATGTTTCTCTGGGAAGTAGAACATCACAATCATAATTCACAACTACTTTAGTAGTTGACATCATAATCATATCATTGAGAACTCTCTGTCTATGAAATGATGGTGCATCAGACTGCTCAAAAATATGTTTAAGATCTCCTACATCCCCATCAAGAAATTCCGTAATCTGTGGTAAAGCACTTTCTGCAAATACAGACTCGGAATCAACTTCATGTACTATTACATTTGTTTTAAAGTTTGCAAGAATATAACACAAACTCGTAATTACATTCCTCAATCGATCATCAGATTCTAATCTGATTGGAACAATGAAGGTTGCATTAGATAGGTCGATCTTTTTCATCTTTTATTTTTTTCTAAAACGTAATCTAATTCCTCTTTATTTACAACCCATGATCCTTCTGGATGATCGAATCGATAGTTGTAGTCCACATTAGAAGAACTAATTCTATTTGGGTGTTCACGATTAGCAACTAAGTATTGTTCAACTAATCCAGGATCACCATTTTGACACTTCATTCTGTGATAGAAGTCGGTATCCATTAGCAATTTTAATTTAGAATCAAATCCCACAAAACTCTCCGTTTCAAATGCAACACAAGAAGGTGAACCAAGAAGGTTTCTACCCTCTAACATCATATCACACCATCTAGGAATCATGGGTCTTACAAAATTTCTGCCGTCTGATGTGTGTTTGAACCCACTGAATAACCACTTACAATCAGTTTCTTTAAGTGTTCTAACAATGATATCAAAAGCATTCTCATCAATAAAAAGATCATCAGAAAAGATGAGTTTGGTGTAATGACCAGAACACATCTCAACTGCGGAGTTTGTATTTGCTGGACCATTACCACGATCCTCTTCATTCTTAAAGTATTGAATCGTAAAGTCTTGAGAATACTCTTCACATACTTCAAGAGTAGAATCATCCTTAGAATGATCTGAGATGCAGACCTCAAAGTTTTTATAAGTTTGACTTGCAATACTAGTAAAAAGTTCCCTAAGATATTCAGGACCTACTCCACCCATCTCATATGTGGGAATAGCAATTGATAAATCAATCATAGTTTGATCCACCTCTTGGGAACAATATCACAGGTGTCATTCTTTGCAGTGTATCCATCATCACCAAACCAACGGGAAGGTGCAATCACAGATCCACGATTTGCCAACCAGGCACCCCACCAAGAGAAAGAGGAGTTTGCAATAATAAAGTCATCACACAATGAAATTAAGCACATATCATAACGATTATCATTCCCTTCAGCAACCATAAATCGATCAGATTCAAATAGTTCTTGCTCTTTACACCACTCGGGATCATCAGAGAATACAATTACATTACGATCACCATCAAACTTAGACAGTGCATCTTCATAATATTCAGAACTACATGGTGGATGATCTGCAGACTTAGAAACATAATCAGTCCTGCGAACATGAAGTGCAATAGGATTATCCACTTGACTAATAAAACCTTGACAGGTTTCTACAATCTCATCATGGAAAGTGAAATCTTCTCTAATACTATCAGCAATGTTTTCAAAATACCTTTCAGTTTGAAAATAACCATATAGGCAAATCTGATCAGGACAGTTATCTACATACTCCTGATCATAATGAAATTGCTTCTCCTGATAATAATCTGGTTGAAGTTGATACCCACGATTTTTATTATGCTGAAGTTTAAAAGTCTCAAACAACTGATGGTCCTTCCACTCATCTACAAAATCAGATTGAGGAATGCAGAAATCATATCCACGTGCTGCACAAATACCACGAAGTGCGGCATATTGAAACATTTGATTACCAAGTCTTCCGTGTTGACCTAAATGATTAAAACCGATCATAAGAACTTCAAGATAGTGTTAACTCTGTTAATGAATGTATGATTTTCTTTGACAAAAAGCATTGCTGATCTGATGTCAATATCTCCGCCAGCATCAGCTTCTAGCAGATTTGAATATAAGGTATCTGGTGTGCCACCGTATGCAACATAATCACCAAATGCACGTTTTACAAAAGGTGAATTGGTTCCAGTCACTCTACCATAACTAATGTTCTTGAATATTCTACACGGAATGTATCCACATTGCAAGTGCCAATCACTTCTAAAGTCAGGACACAAATAAGATGACCTGACCATCTGTAGGTTTTCTTCAAACGATGCGTTCTGTGTGAAGACTTTAAATTCTACTCGTTTATTTTCCCAAAGAATATCCGCAAATAATTGTGCCCACCATGGTCCTTGCTCATAAAGCATTCCAATATAATTTAAAGATTTATTATTATGATCAAACTTAGCAGGATTATTCTCATCAATTTCATTAGGTAACAAGTCAGTTCCCCAAGGTTGATAAAGAGTTCGAGTAGATTCATCCCAATATGCTAAGTGATCTACCTTTTCATGAACTTCTAAACTTGGCAAGTAGTTCCCCAACTTCAAAACATTCTCATATAGAACACCAGAATTAGTCAAATACTTTGTGTCAATATGATGAGTAATATACTTACAATCTTTACGAAGTGGCATTCCACCTTTTACAAAATTTTCCGTAAAGAAAACTGAATCATTAAAATCATACTGACTTAGATCATCTCTTGAATCAATCCAATATACTTCATGTCCAAGATATTCAAATGCCTTACAGTATGAGGCATGAATGTAACTATGAGTATGTTCGTGGAGTTTATGACCCCAAATATAAATTTTCATATCATTGCCAATTGTGGATTAGATGCCTTGCGTCCAATATCAAGGATTGCTAGGACTTGACCCTCGTCTTCTAAAATAAGTTCATCAACTTGATTCCAGTTCTCATCATACTTACGAATGAGAGCATCACCAAATGCCCTATCACTTCTCTTTGCTGTAGGTGAAACACCGACCCAGAAGTGATCATCAACATGAGCAAAACCACGTACCCATCCACCCAGATCTTTTACAAAACCACCAGTAGATCTTACACATCCCTCTTTAGAACTCAGAGTATAGATATCACCCTTATACAACCAAAGATCATGACATTGAATACCCATATTATTATGAATCTTTCTTGGTGGTTGACCAATACCATCAAACTCAAGAATAAAACTACCATTATCCCAGTTATGTGCAAGGATATATAAACGATTGTCTGTTCCGTAGATAGTATTTAAGTGATGACTATCTCGATAACTGCAGTTACGTCTTGGTGGAATCGGTTGCCATCTGTCCCACTTCTCACCATCATAGATTGCAATGTAATCACCATAACTTGAGGTGCAGAGAAGTTTACCAGACCAGAATCCAATACCATGAAGATCTTGCAATTTGAAATCTTCTGGTTCAAGAATTGTATCTGCTCGTAATCTATTATCTAATACAATAATATCTCCACTCTCTTCTTCAGGAGGAATAAAAGTATTAGTATTTGTGGGATCACTATTACGGCAAGCAACATAATACTTACCAAAGTTTTTTGTTAGACCGTAATAAAGACCTTTACCACGATCTACAGGAGTGATCACATTATCTTCACGAACATATAATACCGACCGTGTTGTTGCTACTAAGAACATTTATTAGACTCCCGAACTTGTGTACTAATCCAATCGTAAGTAATTTCAATACCTTCTTTCAAAGACATCGTATAGTCCCATTCTAGCATCTTACGAATTAAATCATTATTAGAGTTACGTGCCTTAACACCAATACAGTTGGCATCAATCTTATGAACTCTACGAACTGGTTTTCCAGAAACATTAGAAACAATATCTACAAGTTGATTGATAGTAACCATCTCTTCAGAACCAATATTAACTGGTCCACTCCAATCAGATTGCATCAAACGATATGTTGCTTCAATACATTCATCAATGAATAGAAATGATCTTGTCTGCTCACCATTACCCCAAACCTGGACATGTCCACCAACTTCAGGAACCTCTGCAACCTTGCGACACATAGCAGCAGGTACTTTCTCCTTACCACCAGTCCAGGTTCCCTCAGGACCAAATACATTATGATAACGAGCAACCTTTACATCTAGATCATACTGCCTTGCGAATGCAAAGAAGAGTCTCTCACTGAATAGTTTCTCCCACCCATACTCAGAATCTGGTTGTGCAGGATATACACTTGCCTCAGATGTATCAATATGATTCACATCCTCCTGGTTTAATTCTGAATAAACGCAAGCAGAAGATGAATAGAAAATCTTTGTAGTATCAATCGATGTAATTGATGCTGCTCTTAAAACATTCAGATTAATCTGAACAGAGTTATGCATAATATTTGCATCGTTCTCACCCGTAAAGAGATAACCTGCTCCACCCATATCAGCAGCAAACTGATATATCTCATCAAAGGATCGATTACAAACATTTAATGCTAATGCATCATCAGTCAAATCACCAATAATAAACTCATCTGCTTCTGTTTCTGAAAACTCTGGATACTTTAGATCAACACCACGAACCCAATACCCTTCTTTCTTGAGACGACGAACCATGTGACTTCCAATAAAGCCACCTGCTCCACATACTAATGCTGTTTTCATTATTCACTACATCCTTTACAACAATTATTTTTAAGAATCTCATCCACTTCACCTTCAAGATCATCCATACCTCTGGCTTCACCTCGATAATCAATGAACCATTTGTAGGTAGATTCAATACCTTCACGCAAACCAATCTTTGGTTCCCATCCAGTTGCTTTGATTCTAGAGACATCCATTACCTTACGCATCGTTCCGTTTGGTTTTTCAGTGTCCCACATAATAAGACCTTTATATCCCACTACATCAGCAATAGTCTCAGCAAGTTCTTTAATTGAAACTTCAATTCCAGATCCAACATTAATAATATTTTGAGGATCATCATAATTATTCATCAAATATAAACAAGCATCAGCAAGATCATCGACATGCAAGAACTCACGTAAAGGTGAACCATCACCCCAGCAAGTTACTGTTGGCAATTTCTGTTCCTTTGCTTCTTGGAATCTACGAATCAATCCAGGAAGAACATGAGATTTTTCTGGATGAAAATTATCACCAGGACCATACAGATTGCAAGGCATTGCACTAATAAAGTTGCATCCATACTGCTCATGATATGATTGACACATCTTGATACCTGCAATCTTTGCAATTGCATAAGCATCATTCGTTGGTTCCAAAAGACCAGTCAATAGAGATTCCTCTTTGATTGGAATCGGAGCATGTTTTGGATAGATGCATGATGATCCAAGGAAAAGAAGTTTTTTAACATTCCAATCCCATGATTGATCAATCAGATTTGATTGAATCATTAGATTATCCCAGATGATATCTGCTTTATAATCTCTATTACCGAGAATGCCACCAACTTTAGCTGCAGCACAGATAACATAATCTGGTGTTGATTCACTAATGAATGAACGTACTTGATCAGCATACCTAAGATCAACAGATCTATCAGCAAGAATAATATTATTATATCCTTCTGCCCTTAACTTTCTAAGAATTGCTGACCCAACTAAACCATTATGACCAGCAAGAAAAATTCTTGAATCATTGTCCATAGATACACATATCCTCAATTAGTTCATCGAAAGAAATTTCAGGTTCCCATCCTAGTTTCTCTTTTGCTTTGGTGGCATCACCAAGAAGAGTTTCAACTTCAGCAGGACGATAATATTTAGGATGGACAGCAATAATTGTTTTCCTAGTATGCTTATCCATACCAATCTCATCATCACCCTCACCAACCCATTCAATTGTAATTCCAAAGTAAGGAGCAACTCTTTCTACAAATTCACGAACTGAATACTGCTTTCCAGTAGCAATCACAAAATCATCAGGTTCATCCTGTTGCAGCATTAACCACATAGCACGAACATAATCCTTTGCATGTCCCCAATCTCGTTTTGCATCTAGGTTTCCAAGATAGAGAACCTTTTGCTCTCCAACAGAAATACGAGAAAGACCACGAGTGATCTTACGAGTTACAAAGGTCTCACCACGACGAGGTGATTCATGATTGAATAGAATGCCAGTACAAGCATACATTCCATAGGATTCACGATAGTTCTTTGTGATCCAATAGGAGTAAACCTTTGCACATCCATATGGAGAACGTGGATAGAAAGGTGTGGTCTCAGTCTGAGGAGACTCCTGAACAAGACCATACATCTCAGACGTTGATGCTTGATAGATACGGCACTTCTTCTCCATACCTAAAATACGGACTGCCTCAAGGATACGAAGTGTTCCTAGACCATCAACATTACCTGTGTACTCAGGCATCTCAAAAGATACCTTAACATGACTCTGTGCTGCAAGATTATAAATCTCATCAGGTTGACACTTCTGAAGTATATGAACAATATTTGCAGAATCAGATAGATCCCCATAATGCAACTTAACTCGTTCATGATCAAAGATATGATCAATACGAGCAGTGTTGATTAGAGATGCTCTCCGAACAATGCCATGCACCATATAACCCATCTCAAGTAACAACTCAGCAAGATAAGAACCATCCTGTCCAGTGATACCAGTAATTAATGCCGTTTTCATTTTCTTTTTTGCATTACTCATGATTATATCCTACATTAAAGGTAAATGTCAATCTCATGTCAGTTCTAGTTTTGTCTTGAATTACCTCATGAACCAACCAGGGTGGAAATAAAATTACATCACCATCTTCAACTTCTTGATCACACATATCGGAATACATATCTGAAATCGGTGAGTCTGGATGAACCTCTGGTGGTATACAAAGTTTCATATATCTATGTGCATTATGAAACTTTGTTGGTGATGCTCCCACATTATAATAAATTCCAGACCAATATGTATTAGTATCTCCAGCACTTACTATATGATCATGAGGTTCTTGACCTTGATTATCATGATATACATTATACCAAAAACTGTCGAAGAAAGCACCCTCATATGATATTCCGAGACGTTTTAATACTACTCGTATATCCGCAAATAAATCCTTTTCTATACAATCCCTAGTCTCAGGAAAAATATATGGATCATCATCTTCAATACGAGGGAAAGAACTATTAAGCGAAACTTCCCAACCATCAGGAATACGTTCTTTCCTTTCGATGATTGGGAAGTTATACTTATTATGCTTACTAAACTTAAACTTAATAACAGGGACAGAAAATAAAGGAATCAATTCAATTGACATAAGTTATCAGGAAAGTTGTGCAATCAATGCCTCAAGTCTTGCTTCTAGTGCGTCGATCCTTCCTTGTGCAGGAGTTATCTTTCTAGCTGCTGTTGCTGGAAGTGCTGCTGCATCCAGTTTAGCACCTTTACCACCACCAGAAGAAGGTGCATGTGCTTTTGCTTCTAGAGCAGATAGTCTTTCTTCAACTTTTGCTGCGGTAGCACCAGTTGGTTTTGCATGTGCTTCTGATTCTAGTGCTGTTAGTCTTGCTTCGACTTCTACGTCATACTTTGACATAGATGCACCACTTGAAGATTTTGCTGCTGTTCCTTTGTATGCCATTTTAATTTGATTTGAACGTCATGTAATATTTAGAATAAAAAAAGAGGGAAAATATTCCCTCTGGGTCTTGCAGGCTCGCCACTTGTTTTTTAAGGAAACAAGAAACCTAATAGGGTCAATTGACTCCACCAGTACTGTTACAGTCCGTCCGTGACTCTATTATAATCATCATCTAAACGAACAATATCGTCCTCTTTACATTCACCTTCCTGAACTTCTAAGAAGGTAATGCCATCGGCACATGCTTCGATTCTATGAATTTCACCTCTACCAATAGTAAAAGTTACACCTGGATCTGCTAAAAGATTTTCATTACCAACTAGTACCTTTCCAGAACCAGAAATAATATACCAAAACTCATCTCTGTAAGCATGTTTTTGAAGAGAAATTCTCTGAAAAGGTTTGATGTAAATCTTTTTAATTACCATATTATGGTGTCTTTCAAGATCTTTATACCAACCCCACGGTTTAGTTACATGATTCATTTTGGAAAATAGTAATCTTCTAGGACTAACCCAGTTATGGGTTTTGTGTCAAGAACTTTAAATGCTTCCTTATATGTATTCAAGATTGGTTTACCTGCTACATTAAAAGAAGTATTAAGTAGAACTCCATGACCAGATAAAGTATCTAGTTCACCCAAAATCTGGTAGATATATTCATTCTGCTTTCTAGTAACTGTTTGAACTCTTGCAGTTCCGTCTACATGAGTAACAGAAGATAGCAATTTGCGATACTCTGGTCTTACCTCTGGTGAAAAAGTCATATGTCTAGACTCTTTTTCCCAATCAAAATACTTGTTCAAATCTTCAAGTCTTACAATTGGAGAAAAGGGTCTAAATGATTCCCGATTCTTCACATCAAGATTCATAATATCTTTCATATCGGGATTAGTCGCATCACATAAGAGACTTCTATTCCCTAGTGCTCTAGGACCATGCTCAGATCCACCACGAACTACACCAACAATACCACCATCAAGAATAATCTTTGCAACTTCTTTGGCAGAGATGTCTTGTGCATTTTCCCGTTCACGCAAGTATCGACCAATCTCCATTCTATCCCACACAGGTGGACCAGAATAAGTGATATCAATCTGACGTTCTGGTTTAATAATGAATAATAATGCACCCAATGCAATACCACAATCACTAGGATTTGGTGGAACGAAAACTCTACGTTCTCTTGCAATGTTAGTGTTATTGATAATATTCAGAGCACAACCACCAGTCAAAATCAGAGGCAAATCTGAATACTCATCTAAGAATGGTTGTATCTCTTCTTTGAACAACTTCTCAAATACAATTTGATTAGTTGTTGCAATATCCTGTGCATCTTGTAGTCCGAATTGTTGAGACCAATCTTCTAGTCCAAACTTTTCTACAAATCTACAGACAGCATCTGGAACATCATCATAAGTATTCGATTCATAGAATTCAATTAATTTTTCAGCAAGATCTTTACGATAGTTACCATACCCAACATACCCCATCAACTTACCAGGATAAACTAGATTACCCTGGTAAATATCTTCTTCATTATGAATAGCAGGGATGAAGTGTCCTGGTGCCATGTAAGACACTGCATAGTCTTTTTCTCCATGATGAATTCTTACTGGGTCTTCACCTCTCTTCATAGTATAAACATTGAAGAACCCTTCATCAGAACCACCATCAAAAGAAACAACTAGTGCTTCTCTATATGGTGACTGATAAAAGGCACAGCAAGTATGAGCAACATGGTGATCACAATACTCAATATGAGCATCACCAAATACATCTTTCCAAGGAAATACTTCTTCCGATATAGAATTGATAGCAATCAAATCATACTTATCAAAATTATATTTTCTTTTAAAGTATTCACTAATCTCTCTCACATAGTTAATTCTATGGGGAGGTTTCTCATAGAAATATAGAGCAGCATTTTTATGAGAGATAAATCTCTCAAGTTCTACTACTTCTAAAACTTCATCTTCATAAGACAATGCAAGTGTTGCATTGTGAGAACCATGAATACCCAGGTTAAACATATTTGATTTAAAATAATACTCCGACCAGGGCCAGTTTAACGACTTGCCGAGTCTTTAACATAACAAGGTACACCATCTGGATCTAACCATTTAGGATATTCTGGGTCTTCAATTGCAAGAAGCATTTGATCACCATTGTCAAACAAATAAACATCAGAGTATTTTTTAGTATACTCATTTGCTTTTTGCATACGAAAATCTGGTTTACCATTCAATTGAATATATCCTCGTTGAACAAAACGATAAGGAAATCGTTCATGAATAACAATAGTCTTTGTTGAAGCAACAGACTTAGGATCTAGATCGTTCACGCAACCTCCACAGACTCAAGATCAATAGCAACTTGTTCCATCAGGATATCATAGTCATCAAGTGGATCACCAGAGAATACAACACCATCGTTCTCATAATAACGACGTACTTTTTTAAAAAGTTTTGGATTCTTCACGTCTAGAAGAATTTCACCGTTTGCAGCAGAACGAAGGGTATTGAGATCCTTCTTGAACTTAGCAGTGATAGTCATGGTCTTGTGTAAATTACTCGAATAGTTTATCAGATTTGGGACTGAAAGTCAATCCCAATGCTTCCTGTGAGGATCGAACTCACCTTAGGCAAATTATGAGTTTGCTGCATTCACCAGATTGCTAAGGAAGCAGTGGTATCAAGAACCCTGGTTATGATTATGATACCATAGGATGTAGTCCTCGTCATCTTCCACCTGTGCCAGTTCGTCAGGTGGTTCAAATAGTTCTAGGGATGACTCTTTCTTCTCTGTTGTAGAGATATTCTTGTCCATAGTAGTTTCTAAATTCTGCTCCATCTCTAAAATCGGTTCTCAGGTCATACAAATCTTCATACCACCAATCGATTGGTTTCCAGTGGAAATACATGTTTCTATAATAGTCTCCTTGGAAAGGATCAATTCTTCCATGCAAACATAGACTTTCGTAGAAGAGCATATCACCAGGTTCAAAAAGAACTTTGTGATGATTATGTTCATGATCAAAAAAATCCAATGCCCAATTCTCTTTAGATTGTTGGTCAACATAAATTATACAACTAATTATATGAGTTTCAATTCGGTCTCTGTGAAGATGAAGTATGGAATCCCGAACATAATTTCTAATACCATATGCCCAAGTCATTTCCAACTCTTGACCAGACCATTCCTCAATCATAGGAGTGATCTCTTCATAACACATATTATAAAGTTCCTGAGATATCTCAGTCTTCATACAAAAAGGTGTTCTAGAACCTTTAATTGAAATTCCACCACTCGTATATGTTTGATAATTTCTATCATAAGTAATGTCTTGATCTTTGATATCAAAGACTAGATTCTTATATTCATCCATCATGAACGAATAAAGATTATCAGGAACCTTTACTTTTATAAAAGGGACATCATTGAATATAGGTTGTAAAACGTCTTTCATAATTCAACCAATTTACCATTCTCTTCATGCATCCACTGCAAGTGTGATGATGAATTCCATTGCCAAGTATTATCAGACATCTTTCTCCAAGGAAACACATCTACTAAGTTCTCATCTGGTTCTTCTGGTAGATGATTAATACCTAAATGATCTTCTGCTTGTCTATTCTCAAGACCTCTCATAATATTAATTCTTTTCGAGAATGTTGATAGATAAGTTCCAAAGAAGTTCTCAGACTGTGAACATATTGTTTGTTCCAATACCGCAATATGAAGATCATCTTCCTCAAAGTCATCACCAAACTTATAATCAAAATCTTCATAAAAGTGAATATCATACTTCTCCCCAAGTAAATCAAAAAATGATCTATCTTGCTCGTCAGTAGCAATATAAAGAGGTAAAGACTTATCATAGAATGGAAGTCTATCTACCATCTCCAAAATCTTCTCGGGAGCATTTACGCATTGAATCTCATCCTCTCTTGCATCTAAGAAATCGTTTCGTCTGACGTGAATAGAATTGAATGGTCCAAGTTCTTGGTGGACCGTATCTGCATAGAAATAAAATTTATCATTATATCTCAAAACTCTATTCACTTTATCCTTTAGTTTATTCCTAAGATTTTCACCACCAGGATAAACATGATACCAGTAATGGCCAAACAGATTGTTCTCAAAGTGCATAAACTTCTCATCACAATCAAGTTCCATCACAGTTCTATCGTGACAGAAATCATGAAAGTCTTGAGTATCAATTTCTTCATTTACAAATACAGTATGTTCATCAGATACTGTAGATGAGTCAAAAAAGATTTCAGCAAGATCCAATCCACACTTTCCAAGGTCTTTCGTATAAGAATCCTTTCCCTGCATCTTTCCCAGTTTTCCTCGGAACTCTGGTACATCTTTATGTTCAATACAATCAAATTCTTCTAGAAGGACTTCCTTATCAAAGATCTTCCAGAAGTCAATCCAGTCTTCTTTCTTTTGACTCTTAGACAGGAAAAGCATCCAACAATCTGGAGGAAGAATAACCTTCCTCTTAGTGATTGCTGCAATTGCCAAGAACATTTCATATGACATTATAATGTTCACTAGTCCAGAATAATAAGGACTAAAAGAAATATATCTAACCATCTTACACTAGTTTAGGACCAAGCATCCAAGTTACAAGAGAAATTCTAGTACCCTTAGTCACAGGTCGAACACGATGTGGAATGCGAGAATCAAATACAATCATTGTTCCTTTGATGGAAGGTGCAACAACTAGATTATTATGGTAATCAATAAACTCTAGTTCACCACCCTCATACTCACTAGGATCAGTGACTAGAAGAGTTGCACTTAGCTTCCTGGTAAAACGATTATCTTCTGCAGTTCCATAATCAGAATGCCAGGTGTAATGATCTCCCTCATCATAACGAGTGATTTGGATGCCATCTAAACAATTAAGGTCGTATTCCCAATACTCTTTATTTGCTAAGTGAAAATAGTGTGCAAACATAGATGAAACCCAATCGTCTTCATACATCCAAGAGACTTTAGAGTTTCTTTTATTTTCAAATAATGCTCCTGTCTGAAGATCTCCAATCTCTGCTTCTGCATATGATCCATCATACTTTGGTAGTTCTTCTACCATCAGATCTATTAGTTTCTCAGGAATGATCTGCTCATAGAAAACGAAAGGATCTTCGGCAACTTGATGCTTATTACTAGGTTCCATTATTATCAAAAAATTCCGAACATACTAATTATAAGACTTTCCTAACCATCTGTCAAATCATCGTCATTAAAATCATAACTAAGACGACAGTCCCAAAGATCATCATCCCACTCTGGTTCATAGAGTGGGCAAGGTTCTTCAAAGAGATGACCCATCCGCAATTGATGAATTCTTTCTCTCAAAGATTTATAGAATTCCCTTTTCTCTTCTGGATTCATTAACTACTGTATTCTTGTAACGTGTCTAGAATTTTATTCAAACTATAATTGGCACCCTTTAACCAATCCTCATTATGATTATTGTATACATCATTACAAACTTCATTTTTCAACTTTAATACTCTTGCTTCAATGTCAATTTTAGTCACTCTACTTCTAGGCATTATCACTGATCCAATTCATTTTGCTTTTTATTTAGACTATCCATCCTATCGTTCCAAGTAATTCCTTCTTCAGAACCACGTTTTGGATTAATACAGTCATCGTTTCCTAACTTATTGCAGACTAATCCCGCAAGATCATCTTCGTTTCCCAATGCTCCAGTGCCACCCCAATAGTGTTGTCCTTCTATCCAAGTAGCACCACACTTAGTACACGTTTTAGTTTCCGACATTTTTATCTCCATATTTTTTACGAAAAGATCTCATCTCCTTTTCTAGTTTACGTCGCATAAAAAACACTTGAATTTGAATAAATCCCATTCTAAGTTGTAGATCAAGATAACGAACTAACCGTATTGTAGACTCGTAACCACCAATTACAACAAGTGCAAGGAAAATTAACAAGACAAGATATGATGTATAGTAGATAGAACTCACTACTTCACCTCAAAATCAAGTTTACGAACCTTTCTTCGTCTACGGTTCTCTTGATATTCTAAGTCTGACTTTGATAATGAGATGTGATTGTTAATACTTTTATTGTTTTTTGTTATGATTACATCACCCAGATTAACTGCAGTCACTTTGTCGTCTTTCAATACCATTTGATTTGGACAACCACAGCATTGAGATTTAGACGTACTTGATAATTCTGTCCTGCAAATCTTACATTGTACAGATATCATGGTCAAATTAAATTAACAATAACTATATTTAGTATTGTTACTAAGAACTCCTCCACCTGGACTCGAACCAGGGACAGGGTGATTAACAGTCACCTGCTCTACCAACTGAGCTATAGAGGATTGTTTGCCTTTTCTTCCTTATTGGTTTTGAAGTAGAGTTTATAGTATCTCTTCTTCATTTCATTGATAGCATTCATATCTTCTTCAAATCCCATATATTTAAGCATTTGAGAAGAACCTTCCAACTCACTAATGAGTCTGAGTATATTGACTGCTACTGGTGGTTGCCCACCAAAATCATATTTACCCATAAAAGAAGAAAGGCAACGATTCAGGCAGGACTCGAACCTGCGACCAACGCATTAGAAGTGCGTGGCTCTATCCATCTGAGCTACTGAACCAATGGTGGTAGTTCCTATCGCCGCTAACTCTAAACTACCAAGGGAGTTACCGCAGTTGATTTCTCAACTCTTAAATTATAGATCATCTAGTCAAGTCTGTCAAGGTATAAGAGATCAATTTCATCTTCTTCTAACCACTCTTTAAATTCTAAGGATAATGCTGCTGCATCCTCCCACTCAATATCTTGTGAAGCTATACGTTCATGTGCCCAATCAATAACATCCGAAACGCAATCGATTACTTTTTCTTCCATGAGTCTTTTGCAACTCACTCATCATAGCACTCCTCACCTTCTTCGTCAAGCATATATGACACCCTCATCATGATGCGTGGGTTTTCTCTTGTATAATGTTTATCAATAACTGGTGAATGAAAAAGTCTAGAGTCATAAAAAATTGCTTCGTTAAATCCATAAGTCATTTCAAATGCTTTATATAATGTTGGGCAACGTGCCTTCTCATCATAATTATCATAATTTATATCATCAACGTACTCATTATATTCATCAGCAAAATCATCAGTGTCCTCCATAAGTCTTCCTTTGAATCTCCAAAATGCAGTAGATACATCTCTATGATTCAAATTAATTAATCCAATTATAGTTGACACTGATCTGTCAGTAGAAGGATCAGTGTGTGGAAGAACACAATTATTACTAACTAAGTTATCAATATTCATTTCCATACAAGTATTATTGTAATAAAAATAATAAAACTCAGATTCATTCTTATAACTGTCATGTTCTGACAATTCAAGTAGTTCATCTCCAATAATATCTGCAGTCCAATATGGAATCTTTAAAGACATAATTCCTGGTTTAGAATTCTGACACGATTCCCATTTGGTCAATAGAGATTGAAACTTAAGCATCCTATATGGATCCTCAAAGACATTCTTGACATATGTTATCTCACCAGAACGTTTAGTCCGTTGATGATCTTTACTTATCTCTGCACAGTATCTAAAATAAGTATCAATCGTTTCCATAATAATCTTTTCTGAAGTATCGACTTAAAATATTACTGTTATAGTATGCTGGTTCTCCATTAAGAGATTCTGTAAGAACATTATATGCGAACAGTTGACGCGTCTCTTCAAAGTTTGTTTTTCCTTTTGTTTTATGTAGTGATAATATTTTCCTCTTAAATTTATCTCTACCTATTTTTTCTATATCTTCTTTTAGTTCTGGACAAGACCCATAATACTTCTTCCAGTCAGATTCCTGCTTTACCTTTCTCTTTTTTCCCTTTGGAGTTCTGAACGACCAAAAATACTTTCTCCCAATGTACTGTCGTTGGTTGGTGAGATTGGTAATATTATAAACAAAACCAAAGTAGTCCAGAACATCGTCAGAACTAAAAGGCCGCTCCAAATAGATCCAGGGATTTTCATAATCGACCATTCATATTTTCCATAGTCTAGCATATTTAGACAAAAAAAGAGACCTTAAGGTCTCAAAATACAATATTTAATTTAAAATCCTCCTGCATATACGTTTACATTCGTTTTGTTTTAGTGTATCGCATTCTATTAAACACTCGTAGTAGTCATTGATTGCTTGATTTTCCACCTCCGATGCATCTAATGTGGATTCAAAAGATCGCCACTGATCTAGTTGAGATTTTGATAGTAAGTTGTGCATATTCATTCTCCTGTAAAAAAGTAGATCCATAATGTAGACAAGAGAGAGTCATCTTAACCTCCGTTATTCTATACTATGTATACAGTTTGTGTGTAAATCAATACATTTTAGCAATAAAAATTTATGCCTACGAGTATATACCTACAAAAAAAGACCCGAAGGTCTTAAAATTAATCAGATTTAACTTTGAGTCTTAATAGGTTATACCTTAAAACTTCATGAGGCAACCAAGGTTGAGGTCCAAATCTCAATAACCTAATATCATCATCGGATAATTCGATAGTATTATCCGACAGTAATTTGATTGCCCATTGTGTCATCATAGTTTAAATTGAGAGAACGTATCTGCTTTGACATCCTGCTTAATGCCTCCCACAACATATGACTCTACTTCAGTCTCTTGTGGTGCCACCTGGAGTCCTTTAGAAGAGATCCAATGCTCAGTCCATGGTAGTGGATTTGCCTTAGCAGAAATATCATAGATTGGTTTAAGACCAATAGACTTCATACGACGATTTGCAATCCACTCAACATAGTTCTTGAGTAATTTGTCATTCAAACCGATCATACTACCATCTTTGAACAGATACTCTGCCCACTTCTTTTCTTCATCTACAGCATTCTTAAACATACTATAGGTCCACTCTTCCTCTTCCTTCATAATCTGCATCATCTCAGGATCATCACCTGATCTCCACTTATTCAGAATATTCTGAGTGATACCTAGATGTTGATTTTCGTCTCTTGCAATGAGTGAAATAATTTTTGCTGATCCTTCCATGAGCTTGAGTTCACCAAAGGCGAAAGAACAAGCAAAACTAACGTAGAACCTAATACCCTCAAGAACGTTAACGTTTGCAACTGCTCTGTAGAGTTTTCTTTTGACATCTTTGATTTCCCATTTGGATGAAGGTGAGTCTCTAAAATCTTCTTGCCACATACTACCATTGCCCCAAGTTTGGGCACTATTGATGAAGTCATCATAAGCACCTGTGACACTCGCAGCACGTTCTAGAATGCGTTCATCAGTGACGATCTTATCAAATACCTCAGAAGGATCTGAATAGATGTTCTTGATAATGTATGTGTAAGAACGACTATGGATCATCTCCATAAATCCCCAGACCTCCATACATGCTTCTAGTTCGGGTAGACTGCAATAAGGTATAAAAGCCATCCCAGGACCACGCCCTTGTATGGAGTCAAGCATAATCTGATACTTGAGGTTACTTGTATAGATATGCTTTTGTTCTGGACGAAGTAGTTGATAATCTCCACGGTCTTTCTGCAATGAAACTTCTTCTGGTCTCCAGAAGTAACCCAATTGTTGAGTTGTTAGTTTGTCAAAAATTGGATACTTGTATGAATCATACCTCTGAATTCCCAGAGGTTTACCAAAAAACATTGGTTGCTTCTTCGTATTTACTTGTTCAGTATTGAAGACAGTCATGCCTTCAATTTTAATTTTAGTTTCCTCTACGGATGACATCTTAAACTGCACAGGATTCACACTCTCCCTCCTCGGATTGACTTAATTCTTCTAAAATTGCGTTTAGTTGTTCTTTTTTGTCTTCATCGACCTCATCGGTCTTGTTATCATATGTATTTTGATAATAAGAAGTCTTCCAACCATACTTGTATGTAGTTAGAAAATCATTTGCCATGACAGAAACTGGAACCTCATTGTCAGGATAGTTCTCAGGATTATAGGACCAGTTACCAGATATAGCTTGATCAAAGAATTTTTGCATAACAGACACCACATTTATATAACCCTTATTGTCGGGCATGTCCCACAATAATGTATAGTTATTTTTCAGTGTATTGTACTGCGGAACAATCTGCTTAAGAGGTCCCTTCTTTGATTTTTTAACGGACAGATATCCTCTAGGTGGTTCGATTCCATTGGTTGCATTTGACACAACGGAACTGCTCTCTGAAGGCATTTGTGCGGACAATGTGCTGTGTCGCAATCCGAACTCTTTGATAGATTCCCTAAGACTATCCCAATCATACTGCAGTGCAATAGAAGTAACTTCATCTAGATCCTTCTTGTATGTATCGATTGGAAGAATTCCATCTGCATATTTTGTTCGTGAGAAACCTTCACAAGCACCTTTCTCTTTTGCAATCTGATTAGAAGACTTAAGAAGAAAATATTGAAAGGACTCCGATAATCCATGAACAGCATCCCATGCCTCTTGATCACCATAACTAAATCCAAGTTTAGCAAGATAATGTGCAAGACCAATAAAACCAATTCCAAGGGACCTACGTGCCTTTGTAGCAAGTTCTGCAGCAAGAATAGGATACTTCTGATAGTCAATGAGTTCTTCTAGACCACGGACAGAAAGATCACACAGGTTCTCTAGTTCAGAGTCAGACTTAACTTTACCAACATTGATAGCAGAAAGAATGCATAGAGCAATCTCACCCTCACCATCAATATGTTGAAGAGGATCTGTAGGTAAAGTGATCTCCTGACATAGGTTGCTCATGTTAACCTTGTCTTTGAATGAAGAGTGACTATTGCAGTGATCGATATTCATAAGGTACAAACGACCAGTCTCTGCTCTCTCCTTTAGTAGATCTAGGATAAGTTCCTGAGCCCCGATAGTCTTTCTTGGAGTAAACTCATCTGATTCATAACGTACATAGAGATCATCAAATGAATCAGTACCAAAAGCATCATAGAGACCTGGTACGTCATTCGGTGAGAAGAGGCTAATCTCTTCATTGTTAATGAAACGTTCGTAGAAAAGTTTTGAAAGTTGGATTGAGTAGTCAAGTTTGCGTACCCGATTGTCTTCTGTGCCTTTGTTGTTCTTGAGAACAATAATGTCTTCTATTTCTTGGTGCCAGATTGGGAAGTGGACAGTCGCACTTCCACCTCGTATGCCATTTTGAGTGCAGCATCTGACAGTCGATTCAAACTTTTTAAGGAATGGTACAACACCAGTGTGTTGAACTTCTCCACCTCTGATTTTAGAGTTGATTCCACGGATTCTACCTGCGTTGATACCGATTCCCGCCCTTTGTGCAACATATCTGCCGATAGCCATATCAGAACTAAAGATGCTATCGAGGGTGTCATCAACATCAATAAGAACACAGCTAGCAAATTGTCGCAGTGGAGTTCGCACTCCCGCCATGATAGGTGTGGGAATGTTGATTTTGTGTTTGCTGATTGCGTCGTAGTATCTTTTGACATATGAGAGTCTTGTTTCCTCTGGGTATTCTGAAAAAATTGTTAGAGCAATCATTATATACATGAACTGAGGTGTCTCAAATACCTCACCAGTACTTCTATCCTGTACCAAATATTTATCAGTAACCTGCCTAAGACCAGCATAGGTAAACAAGTAGTCACGATCATGATAGATAAATGAGTTTACCTTTTCAAGTTCCTCTTCAGTATACTTTGTCAGTACTTCTGCATCATAAACATTATTATCAATACAATATTTAATCTGCTCTAGAAGAGTAGGACTTCTTTTAAAACTCACCGCAAGTTGCTTACGGATAGAAAATAAGAGCAATCTTGCTGCTGCATATTGATAATTAGGATGCTCCAAATCAATTAGATCTGAAGCAGAACGAACCAAAATCTCTTGGATTTCGTCAGTAGTAACACCATCATAGAATTGAATTCCAGATTGGATCTCTACTTGACTTGCAGACACACCAGAGAGACCCTCACAAGCAGCCTCAACCATCTTGTGCATCTTTTCTAGGTTCAGTACCTCAATAGTCCCATTACGTTTTTTAACCTTGATACCGTTGCTCATATTCTCTTCCAGGTGGTAAATTTTAGTTTTGCTTCTAAACCAGAGTAAGTATTTAATTCTATCAGATTTTGGACATCATGTCCAGCAAGGACCATATCATTTATGTCCTTTTCCATAATATGTGATGGCCAAATAACTATGGAGTCGCCACTATCGATTGTTCGACTGATTCTGCTAAGGATTTCTCTGTTCCGTGGTTCATTATCATAGACCCAGACAGGATTGCTAATCCCCCAATTGCTGATATCAAGATCAGCTCCACACATAGCAATCGAGTTGCGAATGAACGTGCTGTCAAATGGTCCTTCTGTAATGTAGACACTAGTACCTTTTCTGATGTTATCAAGTCCATATATTTTCGGTGCTCCATCTTTAAGCATTACAGTAATATATTTAATAGATTTGGAATTTAGACTTCTCCCTTGAAATCCGATAAGACCTTTATCACAATATAATGGGATGATGATTCTAGGTTCTTTACCCATATACCCATGATTCAATCCCTTAAACGTATGAACAAACTCATCAAAATTTTCTGCATAATAAAATTTAGTGGGATCGATCTTACGATTTTGAAGATATGTTCTAGCAAGTTCTACCTCACTGCATAGAGGAAGATCGATCCTCTGTGCAAACTTAGGTTTCTCAAAAACAAATTCAGGTTCGTCTGCTACAAAATTCCTACCAGTATGACCGTCCTTAAATTTATCAAGACAATAACTCTTATACAAAACAACATCCATATGTTTAAGAAAGTTGTTAAGTGACATAGAAGCACCACAGTTGTGGCACTTAAAGTTAGCATTAGTCTTTACTGCGTAAATGTACCCTCTTGCCTTACTCTTATTCCTCTGAGAATCTCCACAGATAGGACATCTAAAGTTATAGAGGTTTGCCTTTACTCTTTTAAATTTTTGTAGTCTAGAAGAAACTAAAGAAATATATTTTGCATCAATTTGATCCATTTACGAAAGATAGTATTTCTGCTTCTACCATATTACCCGCATTTGCTGATGGTGTCAAGAGTTTGAAGATAGGTGGAACCACTTGTAATACTGCCACAAGGGTCGCAAGGACTGCTGTTGTACCGATAACAAACTTTGCGTTGGAATCCACTTTCTTCTGGATCTTACTGATCCTAGTTTGAACCAGTTCATGATCCTTATCATGCCTTTCTTTCATCTCTTCCAGCATACCGATGATAAGTTTATCAGCACGATCCGATTCATCTAAACGATTTTCATGGCGCTCTAGAATAATAGCAACTCGGTTGCTATTTTCAGAGATTGTTCCTACTGCTCTTTCAAGTTTGTCAAGCATCTCTTTAGAGAGATCTTCATAAATGTCCAGTTTACTTTCCAAAACTGCTAATTTACCTAGACCTAGCATTTACTTTTTTTTGTCTAAAGATTTTACCCACTTTTTATAAGTCTTTGGAACTTTTCTATAATCTGTATTTCCACGTCTCTGAAATTTAATCAGAGGATCATAACCTGCAGTTGGTCCTTGTGCTGCAGAAGAACCAGTAAATCCACCAGCACCTACTGCAATCATTTCACGAATAAGTTGTATGAACCGATCAGTCCTATCCATTTTCGTTATATAAGATTTGCAATTTTTTTAGAGCAATGACATCACTTTCAATATCATGAATATAACATTTTGGATACTCTGGCAACCTATTCAAAAAATGTATAAATGTTTTTGTTGTTGACCAAAGATCCTCTTCAAGTTTATAGAAGAGCATTGGTGTCGTTGCATCATCAAATATATTATACAAAATAATAAAGTGATTAAGAAGCAAATGTACCTTTAATTCACCAGTATTCTTGTACTTCCTCATAAGCCTTTTAATGTACTTGAAATGATTCAAGTCACGATGAAAATCATCTTTAGTAATGGCTTGAGGATTCTCATAATTCTTTATAGCAAATAATAAGAAATTTTCCTCATTCAATTCATCAAATAACATATCTCAAGTTATCAGCTTAGTGGGTCTGCGTCATAAATTGGAGCATTGCCTGTAGTAATACCAGACATTGCAACTAGAACTTCTTTCTTAACTCTATAGTTACCATGTTGATCATTATAGGTGGTAACTCCAACCCAACCAACACCAGTCTCAAACACAGTTCCGTTTGCGTTCTGAGCACCCTGCTTTGCTACACCGTAGACATAAGCATCAGAAGTGCCACTAGAAGACTCACTATACTTAACGTCTCCAACAGTGTATGAAGGACACTGACTTGCAGAGAAGTTAGTTGCAGCAATTGCAGCACCACTGAGTCCAGCAGTAGAAGCAATAGTTAGTTGTGTGGTGCTTGTAATAGATGCGACGACAGCATCACCAAAATAAACACCAGATACAGGATCATCACCGAATCTGATTACATCACCTGCTTGAATAGATCCAGCATTGCCAAATCCAGTGGTAGAACCTGTCACAACACGGGTAGCGTAATTAAGACTAACGGTGCCAGCAGAGGTTACATTATCACTATTTCCCCAAAGTGCCATGTTTCTTTTCCTTTGAATACATTTGCTATTAGATATTTATAAAAAATGGAGACCACGAAATGATCTCCATATCATTTATTTTCTTATTTATACTTATTCCGCAGGTGCGTCATCCCTTGCAAGAATTGCTTTAGAAACAACCTCTAGAAGTTGATCATCCATATCAGTCTTGGTCAACTTAACTGCTTTAGCAAGAATAACAAGACAGATCTCAACCATCTTCTCACCGAGTTCTTCATTTTCTGGAATATTTGAAACAGCATCTTTGATAATTTTTGATGCGATTGGGAGTAGGAATGCAAGCATAGTAAACCTCAGTTGTTAATACTATATATTCTCTAAAAATTCCTTAAGAGATTTTTTCTTTTTCTCAGGTAATTTTTCATGCTTAGTAGAAGCAAAATCTTTCGCATCACTCTTCTTCATTGATGCTGCTGCTTGAGCAACCTCAGGAGAAGGATTGGTCATGTCACCTTTCTTGGTGGCATAAACCATACCCATAAATCTTTGCTGTGCCTTAGATACGGCAGGCATTACTTCTTCTTGGTATCAATAATGGCACCCTGTCCATGCTTGGCACGGATACTTGCCTTTACTTTCTCGACGGCAGACATGCCATCATATTTTTTACCAGGTTTCTTACCAAATGTATTTGGTTTACCAGGTGCTTTATTATAACGGTTGTTTCCATCAACACCACCACGTTCCATGCGACGATCCTTCAAAGAATCTTCGGTTTCTTCCTTTGTAACTTTATTTAAAGACTGCTTTCTCTTCTGTGCAATTTGCTGATCAACCATTGCTTTCTTTTTCTGGAGAGCAACTTCTTGAGGAGTCATTGACATAGAAGTCTCCTCACTCATACGATTAACAACTTTCTGTGCTGCCTTTCTGATCTTTGCTTTGATACCAGATTTTGCACCTCTTGCTTTATCACCTACTTTTTGTTTGACTTCTCTACCTTTATTGTAAGCAGCAACTTGTGCTTGGGCAGACTTTAGTCTTGCTTTCTTACCAGTAGACTTAAGTTTCTGTCTTGCAAGTCTACCAACTGCCTTCACCATGCGACCAGTAGAAGTATCTTTCTCATGTGGTTTCTCGGTATCATGACCGAAAGTTACTGTTGCTTCAATAATCGCATACTCAATAGCATCTTCTACATCATATACATCAAATCCTTCATGAACTAGTTCATCGTACACAGTATAAGCAGCAAGATCTACTTCATCCATCTCAGTGCTTTCTAGGATCGTAACTTCCTCAGAAATCTTAGGATTAATCTTAATAGTATTCTTTACATTCTTTTCCTTTACTTGCTTCTTGTCTTCACCATCTTCACCAACAACTTCACGAAGATCATCTCTCCAGTTTGAATATCCTTCACCAATCTTAGTAGTTATTTTCTTCTTACCGTCAGGAGAAGGAACAAACTCACCATAATCTCCCATAGATTTATCTTTTTTATCAACATCACCACTTACATTAGTATCAATTCTCTTTGCTGCTTTTTTTGCAAGGTTTACAATATCTTTAGATGGAACTTCAACATCCTTACTAGTTCCTTCAGATACTTTTTTATTTAAAATTGCCTTACCAATTGCTTTACGACGTTTCAACAAATACTTATCTGACTTATCCTTATCACCATCATTATCAACGTCACCATCTTCCTTGCCTACAGGATCAAGTTTCTCAACAACTTGAGTTTCTTCAAAATGAGGGTTCTTCTGACCCTTCACCTTTGCCATTTCCTTACGGGCTTTCTCATTATTCGTCTGACGTTTTTTCATATCTGGTTCAAGATATGAATCATCTTTCTTTTCGGAAACGTTTGCTACCTTCTCAAGATACACTTGAGAAATGTCGTTAAGAGGATTCATTGACATGAGTATAAAATGTTTTACTTTTTAGCCTTGTATTTATTTATGAAATTCTTAATAGCACTAGTTCCTGTCATCCTCATAGTATAGTTTCTATTTGCATCAGTTCCAACTTCTCTCTCTGGACCAGGTACACCAGAAGGTCCAGGATAATTTACAACTGCTTCCATCACATCCTTAATCCAAGACTTGAACATATAGTTTTCTTTAGTAACACAAATGAGATGATTAGTTCCTCTACGAATAATTTCACCAACCAATCCAGTGTTTAGATTCTCTACAATATCTCCAAGACTAAAAATTTTCCCAGAGATATAGTTTTCACGAAGTCCTTTATGATCATACTTAGGAGCAATTTCCCACATCTCTGCAGTGACTTTTTCTTTACTCTTCAGTTTCATACCAGTACGAACTGCATTGAAGAGTGCCTTAGTATCACCATCATCAAGTTTCTTAGGTGTTCCTTTACGGAATGATTCAAAGTCATCAGCAATAACTGCTTTACGCATCTTGGATGCAGACATTCCTTCTACACCTTCAGCATCTGCATCTCTTACACCAGCAGAGATGACACGAATCAAATCAAACTCATAAAGTTGACCATTATATTTCTGAGCAAGATTCTCAAACTCTGCTTGTCGATCTGAACCAACAACAATGTTTACATTTCCATATCCATCTTCATTTGCTGCTACCAGAACATCAAAGATATTTTTCATTTTTGGATCATTGACAATGTTCTCTTCATAATCAGGGAACATCTTCTTCATAAATGAAATCTTCATATCAGGGTCAAGAGGATTCTTCTTAGGATCCTGAGAACGTGAAGGGTATACTTTATAATCTCCACCAGTAGAAGATTTCTTTGCCATACTCAGAAGTTTTTCATGACCAACTGTTGGTGGATTAAACCTACCAAATACAATAGTTAAGGTATCAGACTGCTCATCTTTATCTTCTTCTGGTGATTCTTTCTTAGAATCACCTTTGGGTTCTTCTTTCTTTTGCTTCTTCTTAGTTTCGTCTTGCTTTTGTGAAACCTGATTTGTATCTTGATTACCGTCTCTCTCACCAACCTTCTGGTTCTTATTATAAAACTTTAGTTTACCACTTTCAGTTTTCGCAACAAATTCTCCACGGGAGTCATACCAACCACCATGCCCATCACTCTTTAGGTTGAGTTTCTTTGCCTGTGCTGAGGCACCCTCACCTGCTTCTTTTAGGAACTGTAGAAAACTTTTCATTTATATTATTAGTCCTTATGTATTATTTATTCCAATTTCCAATACGGGGCTGACAATGATGATCTAGAATTTGCATAGAGATAAAAATCTTCACAAACCTGCTTCTGTTTTTCAGAATTTTTTATACCATTAATAGCATCTATAATCGCAATGCAATGGACTTTTGAATATAACCAAGAATCAAAATGATTTTTCTTAGTCTTATCTAATTGCAATTTAGCAAATTTTTCAACTGTGTATCCTGTTGAATATTTATCTAAACCATCAGTAACATATTTTATAATACCTGCTGGATCTGACTTTATCTTTTTGGCATATGTAGTGTCTATCTGAGGAACACCATGCATCTTGAGAAGAAGGTTAACTGGTCCCAAAGATATTTTTCCTTGATTTGCCTTTTGACCTTTCACCTCACCTTGCCATCCAGTTAATGCATTAGCACCACCAAAAGATCTAAACTGAATCTTTGTACCATCTTTAAAATTCAAATACGTGTCAATACTATCATAGTTCATGGTGAAGTTCGTAAACTCTTTCTCCAAAGAATCTTTTTTATCATAATTAAGAACCTTTAGATTAGAAGTTCTAGACATCTTTTTGAGAGAAACTCCAAACATCTTTGGATCGGATGGATTGATTCTTTCATTCATACATTGATTCAATCCTTTGATTGATTTCTCATTTTCCAAACAGTCAGGATCGTACTTTGGTGTTGTTACATATATGTCTGCTGGAGACCACTTATTAATATCAATTCTTATACCTTCAATCTTTTTAATTCTCTTAAATTGATTTTCAATATGATCTACTGTCTTCGATCCCCTATGAAATACTATTCCATTTTTAATACCTTTAAATTTCTCCCATAACTCATTGGCACCTAGGACTGAGGATTCAATCCAATCATCAGGGAGTTCATTCAAGATCTTCTCAATATTTTCATCAATATCAAACTTATCTTTATTTGCATTAACATTATCTGGAGTAATGTCTGAGTGCGTTATCTTTCTTCCAAGACCAAATGCCACTGCAGCATAAACTGCTTGTGCAGATTCTGCCATTTTAGTGACAGCTGCACCAGCACCAGATCCACCACCTGCTTTTGGTTTGAATACAATATTTAAGTATGTGGAAGAACTCTCAGATACCTTTAGACCTTCAAAAGTAGATCCAGGAACTTTAGTTTGTTCTACCTCTATACCCTTCTTAGCAAATGCTGCCTTAATTTCTTCCCTTGCTTCCGACCTTTCTTTAGTGCGGACATGAAGAGTTGTAACCCTAGATCCAGCACTCTTTACTTCAGTGTCATAATCCTGAAGAATCTCATTAAGGGCAAGTAATGTTTCTGCGACAGTTGCCATTTTTATTTTTATTTATGGACAATACTAGGCAGCCTTTGCTCCCGACTTATGACGTTCGGTTCCCTTCTCATCGGTATATGATTCTTTCTCCTTTCTGGGAGTAACATATCCTACACCAGGAACTACACCAGTTTTACCTGCTGCTCTTGCTGCATTTCTGTCTGCTGCTCTCTGTGCTGCTCTCTTGCGATTGCGGTCATAAGAACTCATTGCTTCGTCAAACTGCTCGTCAGCTTCTAGGATAGCATTAATCTCCTCTTCTGTAAAGAGACCAGTTGCTTCTAGTTCCTCTTTCTTCACGTCGTTTCTATCATATTTCTCAGCATCTTTGTTCAGTGCCTTGACAATCTTACCAGACTTCTTATGTGCTTCAGTTCCTTTGTCACCACCTTGTAGTGCTGTACGTGACAAGTTTCCTGCCTTACGGAACATGTTGTTTCTCTTGTCTCTTGAGAGTTCTTTGTAACCCTCTTCAACTTCAGTCTCAACCTCTTCGTTCTTGGGAACGCAGTTGGGAACCATCTTACCACCTTTCTTCTTCATTCCAACTTGCTTGTGGGAATCCCAGCAAGGATCACCATCACCTTCTTTCATGTGATCGGCAGCCTTATACATTGCTTTGCCACCTTTATCTTTTTTGCCTGCTTTATATGCTTGATATGCAGGAGTATTTCCTTTCTTATCAGCATTAGTAACAGTCATTGCTTCATCAACAGTTTCAGTATATACTGATGAGTATGCTTCAGAAAGAGAGTTAAAGGTCTTGCTGTCCATCTTAATCTAAATACTTTCTTTTATTTATAAAAAAATATTATTGTTTTGGTGGAGAATATGGGTGTTGAGGTTTGTGCTCTCTATCCATAGGTTGAGATCTAGTCAAATCTCTACGAGATTGATTACTGATAATGATAAACGCATCTTTGTTGTACTTACGCACACCATAAGGTGTTGCCCACTTCTTGTTGTAGTTCTCACCCTGATGAATACCAGAGACAACAGTGCCTCCAATCTCAACTACAATGTCATCACCTTCTTCCCAACTAAGAGTTTCAATGAAATCTTGAATGCGATCCATGACTCCATTATCTTCCCAGGCAAAGAACCGATCGGTATTTTTTGTCCAATCGTGTCTGGGAATATCCTCAAGAGGAATATCTTTCATAACGTTTTCTTCTGGATCAAGTTTGCCCAACATCTTCTGTCTCCTCCTTGTTTTTATTAAAACCGAATGGACCCGCACCTTTCTCTTCTAGTGCCAATTTAAGAGCAACACCACCAACAGCTTCCATAACTTTTAGGATGTCTTCTGTCTTAGCACCTTCACCAAGTTCTTTAGCAATGTACCAATACTTAGGCCAAAATGTTTGACCTGCTAATTCATAATCTTCAAGTGTAAGTAATTTCATTTTCCTCCTGTGTCGTAACCCATTTTGTCGTCGTGTTCTTTCAATTTACGCATACGAATTGATTCATGTAGTCGTTTAATTGCTTCTTCAGTTTCTGCTGTTTTCTCATAGGACCATTCGTCCTTTGACTTTTTCTTTTTACTCATTTATTCTCCTCAAGTTTTACACGATAAACAGTGCGACGAGCAAACCTTTGATCAATCTTAAGTTTACCCACATAAAGAGCAACAATCCAGGCGGTAAAGAGGAAACCCTCAAACCACCCCATAGTGTTCCATGCTTCTACTGCACTATCCATCAGACATCTCCTTCTTTACGGTTTTCTGATTTAGTAACATCAAACTCACCCCCAGGGTAACGAGCCATCAGTTTCTCAACATTCATCTCAATGACTTCATCAAGAGAAATATTGAGACCAATACATGCCTGTGCAACATACCACATGATGTCACCAAGTTCACGTTTCAGATGAAACATATTCTCTTCATTTACTGGTTTGCCTTGGAAGATAATCTTCTTAACGACTTCAGTAAACTCACCTGCCTCAGCAGACATTCCTACAGCAGCAGTAAGAAGTCGATGTGTTTCAAATCCTTCTCCACGAAGTTCTTGAATACGATACTCAAATGCATCAGCATCTTTACTTGGTTGAGATGTGACGGCATTCACAAACTCAAGATATGCATCAGTGTTTACATTACTCATAAGTCTAATTTAGATTGTTTGGATTGTTGAATTGGTAGTTTCTGTCCATTGATTTCAATGTACTCTACTTGCTTCCAACTACCACCAACACCACCGTCCATATTGACGACGATATCTTTTGTAGGTAATTGCTTAGAAGAGGTAACATTAACAATGTCACCAGGCAGAGGAATGAAAGTAAAGTAGTGTCCGTCCCAACGACGGTTTCTCATACTCATGAGATTGACTGCATCTCTTTCTATGCCACAGTCAGCAATTTTTTGACCTCTGGGATTGAATACAGAATAGTAACCTCTCATGAGAACTTAAATCCCTCAAATGATTTTTTTGGTTTTGCTTCCTCATTATTATACTCCTCATCCTGCCCACTGTCAAGGATATCGTTCTGAGCAGATTGCTCACAGTCATACAGTCTCATCTTGGCACGATCAATACCAACCACAAATCTCTTATTAACATTTCCATCGTTATACCTATTCTTCAATTGCTTCACCATAATCTGTCCGAGTTGTTCAAGTTCCTCAGTGCTAATAAGGGCAAACATAAGATCAGCAGTAGCAGGGAGACCAAAGGACTCACTAGTGTCAGTAAGGTCAACGTCAGAGCTACCATAACCAGAACGAGTGGTCTG